ACGGGATTCACGGGTATCACAGGACCGACTGGATTCACGGGTCCCACGGGGTCCACTGGAATCACTGGACCGACGGGGTCAACGGGATTCACGGGTATCACAGGACCGACTGGATTCACGGGTCCCACGGGGTCCACTGGAATCACTGGACCGACGGGGTCAAAGGGATTCACGGGTATCACAGGACCGACTGGCACGACGGGTGCCATTGGTCCAACGGGCTTCACCGGTGGCACGGGACCAACTGGACCCACTGGATTCACCGGTCCAACGGGCGTAGGTGCCACGGGTGCCACGGGCAGTTCCATGACTGGACCAACGGGTCCCGCGGGTAGTGGCGGCGGTGGTGGTGCCGGTGGGTCAATTGTCGTAATCTCATCCTACACAGGACCAACTGGTTTGTTGATTGCGAACGTAGTCCCGCAGTCGAATTCAACCCCGGTCGTTATCTGGTCGAACGTTCTCCCTTCGACGGTAACGGGACATGCGGGAGTGTTGTCAGTGTTTTTCAACCTGTATTCGCAGACACCTTTTGGCACCACTGCTGTCTTTGATTACGGACTGTATATCGACGGGACAGCATTGTCGTTCGGAGAGTCGAATACCGCCCATTATGCACAAACAGTCACATCGTACTATGCAATGAGTTCAAACGGCTACATGTTAGGAACGAACGGTATTACGGGGCTGTTTCCGATAAACCTCCCCCTTTATGTGCCACCCGCCGCCAGTGTTATACAGATCGCGTTAGCAAATTCGAGTTCTGTTCTCAGCCCCGTTCAGTCCATCGGACCGGGATACGCAACAAATAACTTAACATCGTCGGGTACGTCGAATACATCCTCTTATGTTCCTCAAACCGCATTTGTGACCGCTGGATCCAATCAGTATATTGTGCCGTCAACTGTGTCGACGGGCGCGGTGACGGGCGTATATATCTACTGCTGGGGAGCCGGTGCAGGACATATCTATATCGGTGCGGGGTCTGGTGGTTTCGCAAGTGCATTTTACTCGGTTTCTCCTGGAACAGTCCTCTCCACGGTGGTTGGTGGAGTCGCAACCGGTGCTATCGTAACAGGCGGCGGAGGAACGCAGGCAACATATATGGGAGCTGGAGGGTTCTCCGGGGTTTTCCTCGGAGTTAGTCTTACACAGGCAGCCGCTCTTGTAATTGCGGGTGGTGGGGCGGCGGGTACCAACTCTGATGCGGGTGGAGGTGGAGGTGGAGGCTCTGTGGATTCAAACGCAACCGGAACTGGATACGACGGCCAACGAGGTTACAACTGGACGGCAGCATCATTCAACGGATCCCCTGGAGGAACTCTTGCGGCGGGTGGCGTAGGACCAAACGGAACCGGTTCAGCCTTATTGGGTGCATCCGGAAACGCAGTTGCGTGTGGTGGCGGTGGTTATTTCGGGGGCGGCGCTGGTAACAATGGAGGCAGCGGTGGCGGTGGTGGAAGTAGTTACATTAGCAATGTATGCACATCTCGCGTTTTTTCACCTGGCTCTTATTGCACATCGGCCGGTGTTACGAGCGTTCCGTGTGGCTCGAACACAAATACGTACTACGTCTCCAATACATATACCTATGGATATGGTGGTTCGGGTGGTTCGAACGCATCGCCGTATTACCAAGGACTCGTCGTCATTGTCCCAGCTGTCGGAACAAACCCGACCTACGTTGGTGTGACTGCGAAAATGCTCGTAACGTAACACAATGGAGGTCCTTGTCACAGGTAGTATCGCTCTCAATGGCACAAATCGCTGCCAGGTGGCTGTTCCGGCCATCACAGTTAACCACAAGGTATTCCTGAAGATGGTCTCATCCGCGATGAAGGGAGTGGTGGTGGTCTCTGAGATTACATCAGGTGAGGGCTTCGGACTGTCGTCGACCTCGTCTGATGATATTGGGATGCTCGTGTATTTTGACGTATATCTTCCCGCTTAGTCCGTCCCTCCAAACTTCTTGTAATAGTCCGAATAGGACATAGGTGCAGGACCTGTGGCTGCATTCGAATTCACAACTGCGGGCGCAAATTTCTGAAATAGACGCTGTCCCATCATCACCGATGCCTCCTGTTCGGTGGTCTCACCCTTCTCGATCTTGCGCTTCAGAGCGAGCATCTCAAAAAAGGTGGCATCAAGACGATCCTCTGCGTGCATCTGCCACAGACTAGGGTAATTAAAATAAAGGTTCTCATTCTCGTTCTTCAGCTTCTCCATGAACTCCTCGCGGCGAAGATGTCTCCACTTCTTCTTCGAGTGATCCATATTACGGACAAGGGCTTGAATTTCCGTCGCGCTCAGTTCCTTTGTATTGATGTGGCGCTCTCCCTCTGCGACCTCCTGAGGAGTCAGCTCACGCATACGTTGGTCTGCCATTGTTCTGTGTATTCACAGAATCTATAAGTGGGTGTAACGCAGTCATCAACCGCGCACATTCCTCGTGATTGGTCATTCCCGTTAGAATGATATTACCTGTGCGGAATACCTTCGCAATCCACTTGGTGTCTGGAAAGTACACCTTCACTGCCGGATAGACTGCCGGTTCATACTCCGTCCGAACTCCCGCCTTGCGGAGAGCAGCGTATAAAGTCTCTCGCGACAGATTCACGGTATCTGATAGTCGGGTCTTGTAGTTCATCAGCACCACGCGGCGAACCTCTGAGGTCCAAACATCATTGGGCGCAGTGTCATCTGGGACAGATACAGCTGGCTGGCATGTGGCTAAGATATGACTGCGCAGTCTGCGCATCACCGATCGATCATATCGCTCGTCCAAGACGCCTGTGATGTGAAAGACTCCATTCTGAAAGATCTTCACGGTGATCTCCTTCTTCTTCAAAGTCCCATCACCATCGTCCAGACTGACGAGAGTGATGGAATTGTGTCCAAACCCGGTTGTGCGCTTTGATGGAGCTTTCTTGTTGCGTCGCTTAATCAGATCTCGCTTGGATGCTCCTCGCGCAGGAATCCCCTGCTTCTCAACCTTGATGATGGACTCCGTCAAGGGGAGGGACTCCAGAAGGAGGTTGGTGTTCAATAGCACGTTCACGCTGTACAGAACCACCATTGTGGTCAATACGGGCTGGTCCATGAGCTTCAGAGGTATAGACGTGGTCGATTTCGTTTTTCCATGCCTGTGAAAATGACAGCGGTTCACGTGTCACAACATGGCAATCAAATGCGCGAAGAACAAGACGCATCTTAGTTTCATCTACCGCATCCAGCATCCACCCCTCGAGATATCCCAGCCAAATCACACCCGTCTTATGATGGGAGAGAATTGCAAGAGCAGTGTCAGCCAAATTGTGCACCAGTTCATACGACAGATCGAAGCATCCCGGTGGCTTTTCTGTGTTATACAGATAGACTGTCAGCATTAGATATTTACTTGAAGATTTGATTAAGTGACTGTGCGAGGGACAACAACGGCATTCTTCCACTTGAGAGTGCCATCTGTATTTGTTTCAGCTCCACTGATACCCTTACATCCTGTGCACCCAGGTGCAAAGTTGACCTTGCTCTCTTGCCACCAAGCCCTGCCGCACGTGACGCACACAGCCGGACCAATCGACTGGCGAGCCGCCATGATAATGTCCTCCTTGCGATAGTTCGGGTCTGTGGTTGGGATGAGCCTAGACAGAAGGATCTTATCCTGTAACTCCGGAATCTGGTTAACAAGTCCAGCACCGGGTCCAGTGGTTTGAAGACCGAGACCACTGCCATCACCACCATCGACAAGACGGCCTCTAAGCATCTTGGATACACCTGGCTGGATCTGCTGGGCAAATCGCTTATCGTTGGCGGGATTCCACATCGCAGATGTCGAGCTGGCGGACGCATAGGTGACATACGCCGATGCATCCTTTACGCGGTGTCCGCGGGCAACTGTAAAGGTAGAGGGTCCACGCGTGCCAGGAGCATTAAGGGTAGACACACATGCGGTCGCAGGCAAAAACGTCTCGTAGACCGCAGATGCCGCCTGCTGTCTCTGGATCTCAGTCATTTGCCCGCACGTCATCTTCGGACGAGTGTCGATATATTTTGGAGCTCGGAGTTGCTGGCGCACGAGATACTCGCTACACGAGGACATACTTGTTATTCACCAAGAACTAAAGTTCAAACTCCAGGATGCGTCAACAGATGGCGACGACAGCATTCGCGTGACAATCCCAGATCATTCAATGCCTTCCCCTCTGCGGTGACCTTTGTATCCATCGTGAGATACATGATCTCTGAATCAGCTGGGCGACCAGACTCTTCGCGGTATGTCTTCACAAGTCGAAGGAACTCCTTCCACTTGCCGGCGATGGGGAGATTACACGTGTAACAACGCATCGGAATTGGGAAATCCATGACACTCTTGTCTTATGAACTTCGCAGTTCGTTTTTCGCCAGCTATAACAATGAAGGTTAAATCGAAGGCAGTCTACTGGATCGCAGCGGCGGCTATCGTTCTTGCGTTATATCTATTCGTCAACCCACCGAGCGCAGACTTCGTAGCCACGCGCACGGACGATGTCAGTCGTTTCTCCCCGGATTCCCTGGATGTTCAGTTAGCCATGGGTGGATTCAGCCGCGATCCTCCGAAGACATTGGCATCTCCGCCGCCGATGAAGCCGTTACTGCTGTTCCCCCCGTCGGAGGAGGACCTGAAGAAGCTTTCTGGAGCGCCTACAAGTGTTTGATAATGCCCGACTGGGTTCTGGTGGCATCCAGCCATTTCTTTCTCATTCCATCTCTTTCTGCCATCTCGGTGTGTGGTTACATCCCGGGAGGGCTGGTGTTCGGTACATATCTTGTCTCCGTCGCATATCACTCGACGAAGCCAACATTTCCATGGTTGTTGCATGTTGATGTTGCATTCGCTCACATCGCACATCTTGTGATGGTATGGACAACTGCGCAGTGGGTGCCATATTCTCTACCAGTCTATGGTCTGTTTATAACATGTGCAACAACCATCTATTATTATGGGCAAAAATATACCTGTCTTGCATGGGATCCAAATCCAGTCATCTCAACGAGGTGGCACATGTTCATGCATGCATTCCTTGGGTTCAGTTCAGCCTTTTCTGTGCTGATGGCTGCAAAGTCGGGGCAGAATGTTCTTGGGTTCTTTCACCATGCCAACTCGAGCTCCTGAGCAGACCAGAACTCCGATGTTCCATTCGGAAGCTGGCGGCGGAACAGAAACGGAAGCTTACGCTGCTCCACCTCACGCTTCACGACCTGATCAAGAAACCGCGGATCACTTGTGCGCAGTCCATCCAGACTCACAAGCGGCTTCGCGCCCTCGGCAATCTGCTGCTGACGAGAGGCTAGCAGTGCAACATACTCGTAACGACTGAAGAATGGGCGAGTCGTCCGCGCAGTCTCAAGCGCCTTCGTAACCTCGGAACGGAAGACGGGGTGAACCTCGGGGTGGTCAGTCGAGGGCGCTGAAAGTGCCCCCGACGACGCTTGTGTGGAAGTCGTGGGGGAAGCCATTGTGCTCTCTCTTGTCTAGGAACATACTCTTTCGTTTTCAATAAATGCCGATCATCCGTGGTGCTGCTTCGGATTTCACAACGTATCAAAAGAATAACGCCCAGTCGACTGCTGCCCCGTTTCTCTATTCCCGGGTCGGACAGCCGTCTATTGTATCGTCTGCTTCCTCTACACAGGCACTGGCATCAAGGGTATCTCTTCGCGCTTCGTCGAGAACCGTTGCGTCCTTCAATATTAACACACGTGGTATGTCGACACAGACTAGCGGAGGCGACCAATCGAAGTCTATTCTGTTCCCCGGAGTCCCGAGATATTTCCTGGATTGAGAACAATGCCTACCCGCTCTGCATCGGATTATCTGAGTTTTGTAAAGGCACAGGTCCAGTCGCAGTCTGGCAGTGTCGCCCCGAAGCTGACTCGCACAACTCCCTATAACCAGGGAGGTGTGGGAGTTTTGAATGCCATTACGCAGGCTTCCGACATGGGGTATCTTACCCGAGGACAGCTTGCGCCCGCCCGCGTTGCGCCCCGCCAGATTGCAATAAGCCGGTCAAACCCTAAAAATCTTGCACAAGTAGGGATTCTCAGTGGAGGCGGTGTTCTTGGTGGAGTTGTGAACCAGCCCGCTACCATACTTTCCGGAACATATAGTTTGATTGTTCCTCAGACCAATCTGATACAGAACCCGAATTTGTCTGGAAAGGGAACAACATCTTTCGTGGGAAGCTCCCAGGCTATTACAAAGTAAGCTACGCTCCTCAGCCCATCGCTACGCTCGAGCATTCTGCTTCCACATTGCGTCACACACCGCACACTGATACATCCAGGTTACATTTACGCTGTCAAGCTTCACGCCAACAATGTCTGACTCCTTACCGCGTGTAGTGCACGCAGGATTGAGACATGTCATGGTCTTGAACCGAGGAAGCGTCGGGTCATACTTCAGATACGGGTTGATTGAATACTGAACAGAGGTATCCTGCTGAAGGTCATGCTCATAGACAACCGGATTCTCCTTCGTCACCTCCTCCTCGTATGGACACGATCGGCACTTCAGGTATGCCTTGGTGTCCCGCTCCACGATGTCATACAGGAAATTCGAACACTTGGCACAGAACTTCATCTTGCTTACCATTTGCTGTGAACTTTTGTATTCCTTTTAGACGTTGGAATCCACTTTCCTGCGTTCAAAAGGAATCAGCTAGCCATAACTCATCGGAGGAATAAGTAACGATGTTGAACCCTACTTCCCGCCTTTCTAAGTTCCTTGCGAAGCGAGTGTCTGAGACCGGCAGTGGTCAGGAAACGCATCAACTGGGCGGATCTCGAATCAATTACCGAATTCTACCCGAAGATATGCAGGAGTTTCGCAGTCTCTACTGCGAGTATATCAACGTGCCGTATCCTACGCCCACTCTCTTTGAGAAGCTGTCGCAGGGGATTGCGCCTCTTCGCATTGATTTGGACTTGAACTACAAGGGCGAGCACTCAACGCCATTTCATACTCGTGAGCACACGAAGGCGTTTATCGAGGCGTATATGACTGAGGTGGCTAAGTATCTGGTGATCAAGGAGATCACAGATGTGTATGTAATGGAGAAGGCGTTTCCAACTTGGTATCCCGGTAAGGATCAGACCAAGTCGGGCATTCACATGGTGATTCCCAGTCTGTTCTCTGATGCCCGCACAGAGCAGGCGATTCGTGGTTCTCTGCTTGGACGTATGGAATCGATCTTTCAGGGAGTGCCTGTTGAGAAGGGATGGCGTGATGCGTATGATGAGTCTCCGTTGACTCGCAAGTGCACCTGGTGGCCCATGCTTGGTTCGAAGAAGTGGGATGAGGCTGGTGGTGAGCCCGCTCCCTATAAGGTGAAGTATGTCGCCGAGTGGGATCCGGCAGATGGAAAGGTTGCGATTGATGAGGATCGTGATAAGAATGTGACCACGGATCTGGTTGCGAAGTTCTCTCTCCAGACTCCTGGAGCAGTGGGGAGTCCTACGACTCCTCTTGGCACAGACCTTCGCTCGGCGTTTGAGCGCGAACTCTCTGCGCGCGCCCCAATCTCCGGTGGTCGCGCAGTAACACCTGCTCGGGGTCGCCCGGCTCAGCGTGGTGATGTTGGTTCGCGAGAGTCGTCGCCGAACCGGGTGATCTACCAGCAGCCGTTGACGGAGGCTCTCCGCAAGTATTACGCGGACCATGTGGACAATCTGTCCGAGAACAGGTATATCGAGTATAAGGAGTGGGTTGATGTCTGCGTGTGTCTGAAGAATATTCACCCCGACTTGAACGAGGTCTGGCACGTATTCAGTCAGAAGGCACAAGAGAAGTATGATTTCCGCCAGACGGAGGCGAAGTGGATGTCATTTGGATTCAGAAATGATGGAAACAAGTTGGGTGTGGGTAGTCTGCGATACTGGTCTCGCAACGACAATCTTGCTCGGTATCTGGAGATCGAGAAGACGAACATCGAGAGCCTGATCAAGGAGTCGGCTGCTTCGCAGACGGAGCACGATGTGGCGCAGGTGGTCTATGCAATGTATCGTGATGAGTTCAAGTGTGCAAAGTTTGGCGCAAACGTGTGGTATCGATTCATTGGACACATCTGGCGTGAGACTGACCGCGGAATCGCATTGCAGACTCGGCTGTCGAGTGACGTTGTGAAGGAGTATCGGCGTTTTGTGCTGGAGATGGATCGTGAGCTGAGCGTCCTGCCCGAGTGCACTGGTAAGGGCGAGGGTCACAATCCTTCTGAGTGCCAGTCCTGTGCGGCTGAAAAGAAGAAGAAGACATACTCTGATCTTATCGTGAAGCTGAAGAAGACGGGGTTCAAGAAGAGTGTAATGGATGAGTGCCGTGAGCTGTTCCTTGACGAGGAGTTTGTGAACAAGGTCGACGAGAATAAGCGTTTGATTGCATTCCGCAATGGAGTGCTCGACATGAACACGATGCCGCCGGTGTTCCGCGACGGCAAGCCGGAGGATTACATCTCCTTCTGCACGAACCTAGACTTTGACCCGAACAGGAGGTATTACGAGCACGATTCTTGGTCGGAGTTGAATAAGTTCATTCACGATGTCCTGCCTGACACAGAAGTTCGGACCTACTTCCTCGCATACTTGGCGAATGCGCTCTCTGGTGAGAACGACGCACAGAAGTTCCACATTCTGACTGGCGAGGGATCGAATGGCAAGTCCATGTTGATGATTCTGATGTCGACAACGATGGGTGATTATGCCTGTACTGCACCGATCTCGCTACTGACACAGGGACGTAACAAGTCTGCTGCGGCTGCGCCGGAGCTGGTGCGTATGAAGGGTCGTCGGTTCGTGACCATGCAGGAGCCGGATGAGCAAGTGCCTCTGAACACTGGTCTGATGAAGGAGTTGGCTTCGTCTGAGAAGATCACGGCTCGCGATCTCTATGCGGGCTCCAAGGCGATGATTGACTTTGAGCTTCAGGCTCGCTTCAATCTGGCATGTAACGAGAAGCCGAAGATCAACACCACGGATGGAGGTACATGGCGTAGGTTGGTCGTTGTTGGTTTTCCGAACAAGTTCGTGTTTGATCCCAAGCTTCCCCACGAGAAGCTGATGAATGAGAGCATGAAGCAGAACTGCATGAGCGAAGCATGGTCGACTGCGTTCCTGAGCTACCTGGTTCACCTGTTCACGGAGGGCAATGGTCTGCGCAAGCTGGCTGCACCGGAGAAGGTCATGGAGTATATTGCGGAGTACAAGGAGGATAGTGACGTAATCGCCAAGTTCCTCCGTGAGAAGATCCACGCACACCCGCCGTTGGCGGATGGTGATCAGGAGCGTGAGCCCCAGTCGTGGCCAAGTATTACGATGGCATTCAGTGAGTGGAAACGGGCAAATGAGCTGATGAAGGGATCACCTGCGGATCTGAAGAAGCGTATCGAGGCGACACATGGAAAGATGCCTAGGGGCGGATGGGTTTCCTTCCGGTGCGGCGACGCTTGATCTTGCGGTGGCGCGTGCGGTGGCGGCGACGACCACCGGCGTTCGGAGCAGGGGGTTCTGTCGGCTCTTCCTTCTTCTGAAACATACTCCAATTAGAAGGATACCACTGACTGGATGTTACTGACTCGAACATTATTACTAGCTACGTTTTTTACTGCCCACCGCGGGAAGCACCGATGCGAGTCAGAACATACGAGCGCAGGAGACCGATCGTGAAGACGACCAGGGCGAAGGAGACAATCAGGTTGACCAGGTCAGCGATGACCGCGCCAATCTTGAGCTCAGCCGAGCCGACCTTGATGGTGAACGCCGTGACACCCTTGCCTGCCGACGCCGCCGGGGCGAGGAGCGGCACAAGGATCCCGTCATTCAGCGACTTGAAGAACGCAGCCACGACACTTCCGAGATAAAACGACGCAGTCAGAATGATGATGTCCTTCGTATCCAGCATTTATTGAATCAGCTAGAATGTTTTTCAGAAGACGACATAATGAAGATCCGCAGTGTCGGATTGGATCGGTTGGCTGGAAAAGCCAAATCGATCCTCGCGTTTGATTGCGAGTTTTGGCATGTTGGTGAACAATTTTTGCCTCGAGAAGTGGGTGGCTACCACCTGACGCGAAGTGGGGATTCGTGGACTCGTTCTTCGCCCTTCTTTGTGGTGCTCCCCCCACCTCCGAACCAGCTGAATCGCGTATCGTCGAAATATTCTACGGTGACACCCGCCACATCTCTTGCCTTAGACATCCTCGAGGCGACGGAACATCTTGCCCCGGAGCACCTGGGACAAGGTGATAGTGTATCCGTTTACTTTGCGGACAAGAATGTTAAACCCCATCTGAAACCGGCATCCTGGTTGACGGGATTTATGAAGTTAGTTTCGCAGTCTGTTGTTGTGGTGAAAGGCAGCGTGGATCTGAGTGCACTGAAGGCAGCGTGTTCCCGCCATAAGATCACTTACCATGCGCCACTCGGCATCTTCGACATTGCGACTCACAATTCTGAGTTTACGAAGAGATGTAAAACGGCAAAGCTAGCCGGCACCTATGCATGTGTTGCTCACGAATTGGACTCTGGTCTGAAGAAGGCATTTCCGGTTGGACAAGCCCATAACCCGGTGTTCGATGCCGCGATGACGATTCAGATTGCTGCGTGGTTGGCTGAGAAAGATATGCGCTGAGAACAATGGATACTCGGTTCTGGGGACCGAGTGCATGGCAGTTATTCCACTTGATAGCCGAGGGATCGCCCAAACCTATTCCAACACTGGCTTATGTAGGAATTGTATTGCCCTGCAAGTTCTGCCGCGAGAGCACGACTAACTTTATATCCGATACTCCGCCGTCTAAAACGATCAGTTCGGGACACTGGTTATACGAGATCCATCGCAAGGTGAATCAGAAACTATTGACTCAAGCCAACACGGATTCGAAGGTTGTTCTACCCGACCCCGATCCAACCTATGACGATGTTCATAAGAAGTATGCAGAGCTTCTGAAGAAGAAACCTCACGCTGTGCCTGGGCGCGATTTCCTGTTCTCGATTGCATATAATTATCCCGAACATCCGGAGTTTGATGATATCGACACACAACAGGGTTTCCTGCGAATGTTAGCCAAGACATATCCATTCCCCGAACTGCGCAAAGTCTATGCACACTATCTGGAAACATCTCCGATTGCATTGGAGTCCAGGACGTTATATCTGCGCTGGATGTATGGTCTGTTGAAAGTGTTGTCCGCAAAAACGAAATCACCGATCCGGACGTTCAGAGGATACACACATCATGTCGCATACTACAAGAGCGGATGCGCAAAATCAACATACCATGGAAAAACGTGCCGCAGACTGGATAACGGGGGCTTCACGAAATCCCGTGATCATCGACGAACTCGACGGATCGCTGTTGGAGGTTTACTTGCGTAAACAGACAGCCGAAGAGGCTACTCTGTGTATGCGAGTGTATCTGGTGTGTGTGGCGGTGTTAACAATTCTGGTTATGTGGTCAATGATTGCTTAAAACATGGACTTGCGGCTCTTGCGGTGGCGGCGGGTCTTGTGAGCCTTGGGTCCAGCAGACGAAGACCGCTTATACGTCTTCTTCGCCTCCATGATAACCTTCTTCAGCCCGTCACCCTTCTTGTAGGTGCCGCGGTGCTTCATCTCCGACATCGTCTTCTTCACATGAGTGAGCCAAGCGTTCGCCATTTTGTTTTAACCGCAGGAAATGAATCCAGACTGGCTCGAGCTTGGGCAGAGGTTCCACTGGCATCCATACGCATGCACATCATCTAACACCTTAAATCTAGAAAAGGCTTCATCGGGGGCGACCAATACGATACCCTTTTTAGTAAAATTCAAGATCTCCTCCGGCTCACGCGGATGCGCAGCCTGTTGGTAGGTCAGACGACGCAGGGGCTCTTCATTCCACGACAGGTTCAGCATTGGCTCGAGCTCTGTTCCTCTCACTTCCGATCCCGAAACAAGAATTAAGGTATTTGCAAGCTCGCTTAACGGCTTATCGATCACCGATCCAGACACCAGCTGTTTGCGCACCGTTGTCTTCAGATGGTAAGCCATACGATTCATGGTAAAGTTCTTATTCGTATGGGATACGATCGAGAGAATCAGGGGAGTTTTGCTAGGAAATGCTTGTTGAAGGATGGTTACGCAGGCTGATTCAAATGTTCTAGACTCGAGTGCAATATCTGATCCAGGGGGCGCTGGCTTTAGCGCAACCACGGGCTGATCTTGTTCGTCAGAATATACGTGCAGCTCAATCAACCTATACCCCTTCTTTAACGCAGCGGACAGATCCTCGAAAGTGCTTCCCTGGACGTAATACTCCTTCAGTGTTTTTGACTGGTCTTCAATCGCTTCATGAACGGGCGCGCTTGCCAATACATACCCTGCTGCCATGAGCACACCGATTGCCACCGCGGTTTCCATTGTTGATGTGACGTGTTATTTTTTATCCTTGCGATACGCTAGATCACGGAGTGCATTGACATCCTCATCACTCACTCGCTTATCCATGGGAATATCCAGCAAACATGCGCGGTGAAAATACAGACAATACATTCCACACTCAGACTCCTTGAACTGGTGACGAGTCTTGTTATACGTCAAATGCATCTTCGGTCCACCACGCCCATCCCATTGTTCTTTCCAACGGAACATCAGACGCTGGATCTCCTTCTCGGGGTAACGGGCATACGAATCGAAGTAGGTCATCCGAGGATACTGAAGTTCTGGGCGGATATCAAGAAACGCAGCAATCCAGTGCTGACCAGGTCCATCGTGAACATCCGTATTGAAGACAATCCCTACGCGCCGAAACCCCTTCTTGTAAAGAGCATCCAGCTTCATCGAGCATAATGTCGACACGATACACTTGGACATCTCAGACTTTAGATCAAAGTCAATTGGAACGCAACCAATGAAGTGATAATCTTCGTGAACCTTCACATATTCCTTCTCCAACTTCTCGATATCGTCGGACGAGAGCCATTCGGTTCTATTTGTCTTCCACGAAGCGGGCGCACGAGGACGGCTGGTTAACTCGGATACAATGCATGTGGGACCACCGGTTGTGCATTGGTTATGAAGTCTGCGCCTTAGCTCAGCCCAGACAGCGTTAGGTCCGTTCTTTGGAATGGGCTTCTCTTTCGAGTGTTTGCTATTGTATACTGTTCGTAGCCGCTCGATCTCAGCTGGATCAAAGAGGAACATATACCCTTGCTTAAAACGGATACTTTCCTTGTTGGTGGGGTTGTAAAGCAGAATGGACGCACTCAAGGCAATCCTCTCCAAGTATCTTCGCGTGAACAAGGATATCTCTCAGCTGAACTCGGAGGTCTCAGAGCTACGTGATACTCGGCGCAATGTCGAGCTGGATCTGGCGGCGCTGTATGCACACACCGAGCTTCCTGATCAGATTCTCCTGCGCGAGTCGGAGATGACGTTCAATGTCAAGCGCCCGAACAAGTGGAAGAAGGGGTGGAGTTTGTCCAAGAAGGACCTGGAGATGTATCTCAAGGACATTCTGGGTGAGCGTGGTGGTGACGTAATGAAGGAGATTGTGCGCCGTCATGAGCCCAAGCTTGTAGCCGATGACTTCGGGTTCGAGCTGAAGTCAACTGGGTCTTCTGGCTCATCTGATCCTGCTGAGTAAATAACTACTGGATTACCAATATAGGTAACCTCAATCTGCATATTGGATGGACTGAGCGTGCTTGCTAAACACATACAACACGCGATGGACACAATGCTAAGCGCGTCGCTCATTACGCTTTTTCAGTTATTTGATTGAAAGCTGGTTTCAAAGACTCCTCGATCTCGCGCAGGAGAGCATTGATCTCACGTAGCTGCTTGGACGCTTCAAGGGTATTTTCGCGGGGCATGAATCCATACTGGACTCGCGTCACCGCAACGGATAACTGCCTTTGCCGCTCAACCACTTGAAGTGCCAGGGTAGACAGCTGTTTTCGCATCAATCGATATGTGTTGGACGGAGAAAATCTTTAAGCCTTACGGCGGTAGGTGCGACCACGGCGACCACCCTTCTTCGCCTTGCGGGTCTGGTGCTTGCGGACGGCGCGCTGGATCACCTTCGCCGCCTCCGTGTCGATCACATGCTCGAGGTGGGCGCGGCGCTGCTTGAGGGGCATGTGACTATACTGCATGGGCATTTATTAGACGCGCAGATAACTTTACATTCCGTCATCTTCCCGTGACTCGAAATATTCACGCATCTTTGCTTCGACTGTGCGGTCTGTTAACTCCCAAACGCCATCCTTGTTGGTCTCCAAAATCGAACGCACATCTCGGACTCCATTGAGGATCTTGTGGCGATCTACATACTTGCGGTTCTGTGCCGTGCCGTGCCAAAGATGGTAAATTGTGCCAGTCGAGCAGGTAAGTTTAGGCAGAGTCATTCGGCAGTAGTCCGTATACGACGGCATTAGAGCCTGGTGAACGTATCCTTTCGGAAACTTGACATCCATCCATGCAGCCGTTGATAACGTATCTCCACTTCCGGTGATCCCATGCTGGTAGAACCCAATCTCTCTGAACCATTTGCGTTGGAATGCCCATGCGAATCCCGGATGGTAGCTATGATTATAGGGGTTCGTCCGGCTCATATACGCAACAGACAACCGGGTCTGAACCATCTTTTTATACGTGCTGTCTAGCCAGACACAAGAGCTAAAGGGCTGGACAACCTCGTAGGTGCCCAATAATCTCGACACCTCGTCATACCATCCGGGGTGACCGAAGATCACGTCCGCATCCATGAAGAGCACCTTGGTGAACCTCCTCGGCACATGCTTCTCGAGAATCGAACACAGCGTTTCCTTATGGAACAACACGCTGTTGCTATGAACATGGACTGCATCTTTAATCTCGGCTGCGTGAGTGTCGAATACAAGTTCAATCGTGTAGTAGGGTATGGCTGCGAGCTTCAATTTTTCGATCGTGTAGAAATAGTTCATCAACATCTTCTTTGATCGTGCAGGATTGAAGAACACGAAACAGACTGCCATATCCTTGTGAGTCGGAGTTTCATAACGACAGGCTGCGACATCCACGATACACGTTTCGAGCGGAGGCGCAGTTTCAGGTGTCCGGATCACATTATATGCGAAGGACGACTGACGACACTGCCCCATTGTTGTTTGAAAACGAATAAAAGAGCAGAGAGCAGCATGTGCAGTATGTATTCGCCGTATAATCCGGCTAATAGAACATTCGCTGAAGATGACATCCATCGTATTCTTCGTCGCCATGGACTTCCTCACTATCGTATCTCAGGACGCAAGGTTTTCCAGACTGCTATGGTCCACACGACCTACGTTCGCCGCACCGAGTATACCACTCCTGATGGTGAGCCCGCGACTTTGGCACCATGTCCCGCCGGAGTTATGTCTCTCCAAGACGAGAGCTACGAATGTCTTGAATTTGAGGGCGATGCCGTCCTTGGCGCATGTATCGCAACCTATCTACGGAAGAAGTATCCTGAGAAAAAACAGGGGTTCTTGACCGATGCTCGTAAGGAACTTGTGAACAACGATCGTATTGGTGGATTGTCGAAGGATCTGGGTTTGAACCGCTTCTATGTAATTTCCCGTCACAACGAAGATTCAGTTGCAATTGCGGGACGAACCAATACAAAGAAGTTAGGTGATATCTTCGAAGCCTTTCTCGGTGCTTTGTGGACAGACTGCGGCAACCGATTTGCCATAGTCTATGCATTTGTAACCACCGTGATGGAGGCATATCTCGACGTCGATGAGATTGTGGCTTCAACGACTAATTTCAAGGACATCTTTCAGAAGCACTGCCAGCGAGAGTTCAAGTGCACACCGGTGTATGAGATGAGGTCGAATGATCCAAAGAAGAATGAGATTCAGGTAGCGGTGCTTGTAGAGGGTAAGGTCTATGGACTTGGCGCCGGGACGACTCGCAAGAAGGCTGAACAACAGGCATGTCAAGAAGCACTTAGTAAAGTCGGGGATGGCGTTTCCGCCTGCGTGTCCGACGTCCACCGCCCGGTTCCAGCAGTTTCCGACACGCAGCCTTGATATCATCCATCTTCTTGTCGGACTTTGGCGCAACCGGCGCCGCAACCGGCGGAGTCGACTCGGGATTGTTGATTACTGGAGCCGGAATAATCCGGTTCACCACCTGTGCCTCGGCGGCAGGCATAGGCTTCTCGGCTACAACAGGGTGGATGATTGACTGACCTCCAAACAGGTTCGGAATGAGCGTGGTGATAAGACGATCTGTCATAGGCTTTTTCCAATCAGCCTTGATTGTATCAAACACGTCCTTCAGGAACAGCTTGCTTGTTGCCTCGGAGACGACACCAGCCGCAGCCGCAGGACCTAGCAATCCGAGCGTATCCCATACGGACATCAGTGCGGGAAATGAAGCGGGCTTATTGAAGACCTTCGCTTGAACCAACTGGTCAATGAGTGTGAACTGCAGAATGTGTTGGCTGTATGACTTCCAGTAGGTCTGTCCTCCTATTCCCGCCAATGCGTATTGGATAGTCCACGCCTTGAAAGCTTTCAGGTTGGACGTTCCACGCCCCCAATCGAAGATCACAAGCTGGTCGCCTTGCCACCCCAAGTTGCCGAAATGGGAATCACCATGTGTGATATTTTCTGCATTCAACCGAGCCATGGCTAGCATAACTCCTTTCAGCGACGACTTGATCAGAGCATCTGGTTTGGTCTTGGCAAGTATGCTGCTCAAAAGCGTGTCCCCCTGCACGGGTGTGATAAGATTAATAAACTGCCTTTCATCACCCTTCAGTGCGTCGATTGTGCATCCGTCCCTCCTGTCTTCGGGTTTGAAGTATGGTATACATGCGGATTCAGCCAGATTGAAAAACTTC